AACAAGACTTGGCAATCCGCGAGGCTGAAGCCAAATCAAAAGCCGCCGGCTTGGAGGCCGAATCGCGCAAAGTGGGCGAGAACTATGCCGCACAACAAACCGCACATGAAACGGAAGCGATGAACGCTCCTGACAATGCCGCACTGGCCCAACGCATGCAGCAAGACATCAAATCTTCAAACGGCGTGTTGGGCAAGTTGGCCAAGCCCGGCGCCATGAGCGCGTTCTTGGGCCTCGTGGACCAAGGCGTTCAACTGGGTGAGTTCGGCGCTGTCAAAATCCCCGGCCTGCAAGACACGTTGGTCAAACTCGACCCGGCGGCCAAAGACAAAAATGTCATGGACGCATACGTTCGTTTGGGTCGTGACTTGACAAAAATGCAACTGGACTACAGCCAGAAAGTGCTCAAGGGCCAAGGGTCTGTTTCTGACAATGAGCGTCGCTTGATGGCAGAAGTGATTGGCGACCGCGCGCATTCGACGCCTGCTTCGCTGATGCAAATGGCCAAAAGTGTTGAACTCGAAGCCCGCAACCGCGTGGAGCAAGATCGCTTATGGAAAGAAATGAAGAAAGCTGGCCATCGTTGGAGTGAATTCCAAGACAGCCCTGAACTGGCCGACATGCGCAAGAAACAGTTCTACCGCACAGCCAAAGTGTTTGGCCGCGCTGACGCTAAGTATCCCGGGGATCAATGATGGGGATGTTTGATTCACTCAACGAAAAGCAACGCGCCACCGCTGAGAAGGTGATGGCCTCTGCTGAGAAGTATGGTGTGCCCAAAACACTTGCTTTCGGTATGGCAATGCAGGAGAGTGGGTTTGACCAAAGCAAACATTCAAAAACAGGCCCTGTGGGCGTGATGATGCTTGGTCGTAAAGCCGCCAAAGACATGGGTGTTGACCGATACAACGAAGATGAGAACATTGACGGCGGCATGCGCTACGCGCGCCAATTGCTCGACAAGCACAATGGCGACTGGGACAAAACTTTGGTGGCATACCATGATGGCCCCAACAGCCCGTATTTCAAAGGCGGCGAGATGAGTCCCGAAGCCAAAACACACATTCAAAAAGTAAAAGGATATGCTGATATGGCAGGCCCTAATAGTACACAATTCAGCACCGATGTTGAAGACATCGAGCCCTTGGATTTGTCTGGCATCAACGACACAACACAAACCGTGGATCAAGGCCGCGACATGGATGTCACCGATGCCATGTCCGGCGGCGCGGGCGCGCTTGCTGGCGCCATGGGCGGCGCTGATCGCAAACGCACAGAAGCCAACGTGCGCGCGCAGACAGCCAACGCCAATGTCGTGCGCGATGCTAACCGTACTGCCCAATTGCAGCACCAAGATCAATTAAAGAATCTTGATCGCCAAGACAAGTATGCTCTTGAGTTGCGCAAAGCTGCAATGGAGCATGCAGCTGCAATGCAAAAAGCCTCAGAGCAAGCCGCAGCAACCGCGCAAAAGGCCGCAGGCCAAGACCCCCGCAATTGGATTCGAGGCCAGTTTGGTGGTGATATTGCCGACGTGGAAGGCCGCAATGTGTTGAGCCAAGCCGAAGCCCAACAAGCCGGCACTCAAGGGGTTAGTCGTGTGCGTCAAGCTCAAAGCATGATGCCCGGCGCTGCGCCCGACCCAACAACTGGTTTGTGGCTTGGCCAAGATGTTCTGGCATCACGCCCTGCTGCACCAGTGCCGCAAGCGCCCAAGGTGCCAAACTTCCCCATGCCCAAACCACTGCCGCGCCCTAACGCACCAGCCGCCTTGCCCGTCCCTCACATTGAGGCTGGCAGCCGAATTGGCAGTGCGTTGAACGCAGGCACTGGCGCCATCATGGGCCAACAAGCCAAAGAAGCCATTTTGGCAGCGCAAGAAGGAGACTATTTGCACTCCGGGTTGAGTGGTCTGGCTTCGGCAGGCGCCGGTGCAGCCACGTATTCTCGTAACCCAAAAACAAAAGCGATTGGTGCTGGTGTTGTGGCTGCTGCAAAAGGCGCGGACTACCTCAAAGACTACATCATGAACAAGATTAACCCGCAACCTGCGGGGCAGTGATTTTAGGCTTGGAAGAAGAGCGGCCTAAGCCGCCCTCCAGCCTCTTTTATTTTCTGTAGCGCGTATCGACCCATGACTCCGCCGCAAGAGGGAAATCAGGTGCCCACTTTGGCGGGGTTGTCAGTACAGTCATAAGCCGCTCCTCGGTGTATTTAGCATCCTCCACTAAACTTAATGTGAGGTTTTCATCATGGATCAGGTTGACTACCGCTATACCTTCAGCATCCAAAGCAAGCGCAGATTCAGCAAGAAAATCTCGTGCTGCGCCTTGTACGCTACTTTGAAAGATCGAGCTACCGATCAGCTTATTGCGCCCCCACTTGCGAGTGAAGGTGTTTTGGCTGGTGACGTAAACAACATCAGCAGGTTTTCCCCATGGTGTCAGCTCCTTACGGATGTCGGGTGCTTGCCAGCAAATTAAGCGTCCCGAGGGCAACTGCATCCACAGCACGTTGTTCGCCACCTTCATCGTAACCCGGCCCGCCTTGAACGGCTGGCCGGGATTTTTTATGCAGTCAAGCGCGGCTTGGCCCATTTGATACCAGCAATTCTTCACCCGACCATACGCCAAACGGTAGGCGTTCACGGCATCCTCTGCCTGCTCCAAGGTCAAAATCACCCCCATCGATTCCGCATAAGCCACGAGCCCTTTGGCTCCTTGGCCAAACATGCACCCAAGCACCGCCGACTTGCTGACTTGGCGCTGATCCTTTGTGACCTCTTCATAGGGCACGTAGTACAGGCTGGTTGACGCAAAGGTTTTGTACTCGTCCAACCCCAAGCGGAACAGCTCCAGTTTGTCAATTTGGTTGGCCATCCACGCGGAGACGCGGTTCTCAATCGAACTCAAGTCGGCATCGACGTACACATAGCCCTCTGGCGCCTTGATGGCATTGCGGACAATCGATGAGCATGCCTCCATGGTCTTGTCGCCAAACCGCGCGCGCATGGCCTCGTAGTCCCCGCGCACCAGCGCCAGCTCAACTGCGTCGTTGATGTCTTGGTCTTTCATCCAGATTGCCGGACGTGCAATATTTTGCAGGTTGATCCCGCGACTGGCCCAGCGGCCCGTGGACGCGCCATGGTAGACGAGGCCATTTCGGATGCGCCCGCCAACCTGCATCTCGGCCATCTTGGCAAACTTGGTCACAGAGGTCTTAGCGCCCTCCATACGGAGCTTGAGCACTCGGTTGACAGTCTCGTCCCCATGGCCCTCTTTGGCAGCCTTTTCGATGGTTTCTGCGGTCATATCTGGCAAGTCCAACCCATGGTCGTAGAACCAGTTCTTGAGTTGGTCGCGCTTGCTCACCTCAATACCATCCGTCAACCCCATGATCTGCATGTTGATCGAATCCAATTCTTGCTGAACCACCGAGTCAACGCGGGCCAGCTCTTGTGGATCGACCGCAACACCGCGCTGGTTGATCTTCTGAGTGAGCACCCACACACTTTGCTCATGCGCGGAGAGTGGGCGCAAGGGCTCGACAACAGCAATCTCAGTCTGCACGTCACGGACGCAGTACTGGCGGAACTCTTCCAGCAACACCGGGTCGGTGTTGAACGTGCCGTCTTTTTGGGGCTTGCTCAACAGCTGAATCAGCTTCTTGCCGCGCTTGTCTTTTTGAAACTGTGCGTTGGTGACTTCACCAGCGGTGTCCAAATCCTGTGGCAGGTTGTTGGCCGCTGCAATGGCCATCGCGTCAATGCACTGTTCGAGCTTAAGCTCAGGCCAACCCAGCCGCGCGCCAACGCGGTTCCAGATGTGGTACTCGAACGCCGCATTCCAAGCACGAATCAGGCCACCTTTGGCCACGTAAGTGAGTACCCACTCAGGGATGTCGTCGGTGAGCCAACCGTCAGTGTGTTCGGCGCGAAAGCCAGCGGCCAAACAAACAATCTCAGTGCTGGGGTCGCTGGAGTAGACATCAAGCCCGCGATCCTTCAAATCAATCCGGCTGCGTGTCTCAAAGTCGATGCTCAAAATCTTCATTTTTGCTCCCCAATGTTGAAATGTTTAAAAAGGGCTTTGGCCACAATGCTATCCAATTCGTCTTGCCCCTTTTGTTTATATTCAGCGTATTCTTTCTCCGACACTGGAACCCAGTCGTGATGCTCATCTTGCTTTAACCACCATGGTTTCCCATCTTTTTGTCCTAATACCCACATATCAATTGCTCCTTGGCTGCGGACGAATCCGCGTTGAAAAAAAGGGTGGGACGTGAGCCCCACCCTGTAAAGCGCCCACCATCGGGCGCACACCATGAACTCAACTTCAGTATATCACACTTTTTCGTATGTGGCTTCAAAGATGTCTGGCTTGCATGGGTAGTGTTCGCCCTTGACGCCAGTGATGATCCAGTCGCCCGGCGTCACAACGTGACCTCCTTCAAGAGTATCTACCCAACCGCATTCGCCGTCATAAAATTTTGGTGCTGGTTTTCTTACAGCAGGATGGTCGCCCATCTTGAACCATTGCGTAGCTTCAATTACAACGGGCTTTTTACGATACTCTGCCACTGTTCTTCTCCAGTTCGATTAGCATCTCAGCGAAGTGTTTGATCTTCTCCAAGTCCTTGATGCCGCCTTTGTCGCGCCAGCGTGTGGCGTACTTGACGATGCAGCCCTCAATGAAGGGCATGCTGTTGGCGTGGATGTACTCCACGGGTTGGATTTTCAGTTTCTTGTAGTGGTCGCCCGCTACTTGAACGTCAAGAGGATTTGTCATCTTTTTTCTTCCCGAAAATTTTGTCCCAATTGTCCCGGAACTTATCAGGCTCCGGGATGGGTCTTGGTTTAGACCCTTTGCTCATCAGAACGCCCTCCAAGCGTAACGAGTGAGATGAATCATCAAACCCACCCAAATGGAGAAACCCCATGAGCAGAATGCGATAGCCGCTACCCAACTCAGACTTTCAGTGATGAAGTTCATATCAGTAGTATCCTAAAACAGCGCCCAAGGGGAAAAGAAACAAACCCACAATACGCAAAACAAACATGGTGGTAATCTGCATGTCTGTTGTTTGGATCAACGTGATCAAATTGCTGATCCACCCCACGACTCCAAAAATCCACGCGGCGACAAAGACCAAGAGAACAAAAATACGTGACATGTTAGTGACTCCAAGTTACTGCTTTGACGGCCCACATTTGAGCGGTCTGGATTTCTGTGATTGCAATGCTCAACATACGGCGCACCTCTGCGCCCGATGTGTTCTCTTTGGCGGACAGCTGGCGCAGGGTTTCGAGTCCGTCAACCAGTTCCGCGCACTTGCGCTTGATGTCATCAACCACAGGATTGCCCCCGGGGTTGAATGAAACTCCACATGCCTTTTCTCCAAAAGTCAATTCACTCATTTTCACTCCTTGTTAAATCTCACATACGCCTGCGACGCAGGCCAACATTTGCGCACCTTCTACGTTGTCAGTGTTCTCCGAGAACTGGCTCCAATTGATCTTGGGCAGTTTGGCCAACAATGACTCGTACTCTTCCTTGGTGCATTCCTCGTAAGGCGCTTGGCGATATGTTCCGCCGTCATGGGGCAAGAACGACACGCCCGACATCTCATCGAAGTGCTCCCAAACAAACGCACCAACCTTCGGCCACTCTTCCTCTTTGACCGAGATGGTCACGGAGGGTTTGTGTTCACACCAGCTGCGTTGGTATGTCAACCACAACTTCAAGTGGCTGATTGCATCCACGTCATCGCGCGTCACCAAGCCCTCTGGTGCTTTTTGTGGGAAGCTGAACACCGTGGTGGTCGTGGGCTTCATCACGCAAGCCTCGGCGGGGATGCCTTGGTTGACCAAAAACTGAGTCAACGGGTCTTTGTTGTCTCCGCGCACACGGCGAACGTAGTATGGCGCGTGGCGTGGGTGAATGCCGCTTGCTGTGTCGGTCAACTGGCTCACAGTGCCGCTTGGTTTGACAGCGGTGATGGCGGTTGACTTGGGGATACCCAATAACTCAGCGTACTCCGCGTTTGCCTCACCGGCCACAACACGCAAATGCTCCAACCAAGGCGCGGCCTTCTTGCTGTCGCCCATGATCACATGGTCGTAGATGCCAGTCAGCGAAACACCCAACAAACGCTCTTCTTCCGTGTTGCGCTGCCAGACCTTGCGCAGGTATGGGAAGTGCGTGAAGTTGGATTGGATCGTGCCCAAAATGGATGCCATGCGCACTTTCTGTGCGAGGCTGTCCAGTGTGTCTTCAGGGCGCACCATCACTTCGGTCAAGTTGCAGAACTGGTACGGGCGCAAGATGATCTCAGAGCATGGGTTGGTTCCGAACTCAAAATTCTCATCACGTTTGCTATATTTGGCAACCATCTTCTTGGCTGCTTCACGGTTGAAAATGCCACGCTCACCCGAGTGGCTGTTGTACAGCGATGTCCATTCTTCCAAGAAAGTGCCCACCGTGGGTTTGGTCTCATACACAGCGCTATTGTTGGCCAGCGCGCGGTGGGGGTGTGTCTCCCACCAATTACCTGACTTGGCGTGACGAATGCGCTCGTCATTCAAGTCGCTCAATGAAATCATGGCAGAGCGGCGCACACCACCAACCACAACAACCTCACCAATCTTGCACATCAAATCATGGCACTCAAGAGTGTGCAGTTTGCGACCCTGTGCAGCCTTGAAAGTTTTAATGGTGAAGCGGAAGAGGTCTTCCAGTGGCTCGGGGCCTGATGCACGACCACCGAAGGTTTTGAGCGGTGTGCCTGCGGCGCGTACCTTGCTCACGTCCCATTTTGGAATCTCGCCGGAATACAAGCTGGCGATCAGCAGGCGATACGATTTGGCCCAGCCTTCTTTGCTGTCATGCACGGTGATCAAGTGTTCGGAATCATACAAGCGTTCAGGCACGTCTGGCAGCTTGTTGACGTACTTGGATTCAACCGAGAAACCAACGCCTGTACCACACAGCAGAATGAACATTGCTTCGTCAAATGACTTGACGTCATCCACGGGCAAGTACGAGCAGTTGTACACGCAGGTGTTGTCACGGTCTGCTGCTTTGCCTGCTGTCATCACGGCGCGCATACTGGGCATGATGTGGTGGCCAGCGATGGCGTTGAAGATGTCTTGTTTGTTGTCCGCGTTCAAAGCAGGGTGCTTATCGAACACATAATCCACATAGCGCTGGACTGTCTCGTTCCAGTCTTCCCTGCGACCGATTTCAGGTTTGAATTTGGCGTATCGGCTTTTGTGGATGTACTCTTGATATTGATTCATTTTTCTTTTTGGTGTGCTAGAGGGAAAAAAGGCCCCGAGGGTTAGTCGGGGCCGGCTTGTTGCTTAATTGCTAATTAAGCTTCGGGTAGCCCTACGGGCTCTGGTGGTGTGGCTTGAGGCATTGCTTGAGAAACAATACGGCCAATCAACTCGTTCACTTCTGCATAGGGTTGGCGACCCAGTGATGCAAGAACTGCGTTCACATCGGGAATGGACAGCTTCAATTCAATCATTCGCTGGCCTCTACATAGGCTGCTTCGACTTCAGCGATTGCTGTTTGCAAATCCAAAAACTTTTGCAAGTCGGAGGTATGAATTGCAACTCGTGTACCATCGGACAATGTGATGTTTGTGGTGTGCTTCGGGGACGTCTCGGTTGAAATTGCGTACATTTTGAAATCCATCAAAAAAGTTTTATGGTCAGGGTGGCAAGAATCGAACTTGCACTACAAGGTTCCAAACCTCGGCGACTACCACTATCATACACCCTGAATTTGGCTCCCCAGCGTGGGCTCGAACCACGGACAACACGGTTAACAGCCGTGTGCTCTACCAACTGAGCTACTGGGGAATTTGGTTGCGGAGAGCTGGACTCGAACCAGCGACCTTGGGATTATGAGTCCCCTGCTCTACCAACTGAGCTATCCCGCATTGAACCGATTAGACCGCGAAGTCTTCTGCTGCGGACTTACCGCCGCCCAGACGTTCGCCGTCTTCCAATTTCTGAAGGTTGCCCAAACCACATGCGATACCCTTGGAGCCTTGTTGGTTGTATGGGTAGAATG